ATAAACGCAAATCATGGATTCTTCTATAACAAAGACTCAAAAAAGAAACTTAACAGACATGCAAGAAAAGTTTCTAGACGTACTTTTCGCAGAAGCAAGGGGTAATCCAAGAGAAGCGGCTAGGATTGCTGGGTATTCTGACCACAGCTATCCTAAAGTTGTGCGTAATCTCAAAAAAGAAATTACAGAATTGGCAGAGAATCACCTTTCCACACACTCTGCCAAGGCAGCTACTCGGTTAACAGACCTACTAGACGAAGACGGGACCACACCACACTCTAATATTCGTCTAGCAGCTGCCAACTCAATACTGGATAGAGTAGGATTAGGAAAAAAAGATCAATTAGATGTAAATATGAAAGCTATGCATGGCATATTTATATTACCAGCAAAGGAAACCCCAAAAAATGACTAAAGCAGATTCAGAAAGTAAAAAAATTTATGCTAATGAACATCCAAAAGGTAAAAAACCTACTGGAGGTGGTTCTGATTTTCAAACTTCAGAAACAAGAATTAAAGCATATGGCAAAACACCTAAAGTAAAAATACAAAAATTAGTTTCAACTGAAAATAGATTTAAAGGTATCATGGATACTAGAAGACCTTCTAATTTTATACTTGGTCCAACAGAGTTACCTACTACATACCCTAGTCCATCAAAAAAAATTAAAACTGATTAAGTGGAACCAATAAAGATCAAGAAAAAAGCTAGAACTATACCATTTGGTTTCAAACAGTCACAGGATCCAGAATATATAGAACCTGTGAGAGAAGAATTAGATGCTCTTAAACAAGCTAAAGAATATATGAAGACTTGTTCATTAAGAGAAACGGCTCAATGGCTACATAGAAAAACAGGAAGATACATATCACATGTCGGACTTAGAAAAAGACTCGCAAGAAATAGCACCACCGAAACCGAAGAGAATAATAAAACAGAAAGCCAAGAAGTCAGTAACACAGATATTAGCTCGCAGTCGTAAGAAGGTTGCAAAGGCAGAACAAACACTACGTTCTGCTAAGATGTCTGCAGAAAATACCAAGAAGAAACTGTTAACTATTGACAAAGCTCTTACTGGTAAAGACACACAACTACTTACGGAAGATATAATCGAGAGTGCTCCTAAAAATGTTAAAGAGCACATAGACCAGCAAGAAGTTATTTTTAAACCTAACTCAGGTCCACAAACAGAATTTCTTGCAGCTTCTGAAAGAGAAGTATTTTATGGTGGAGCACGAGGTGGAGGCAAATCTTATGCGATGCTAGTAGATCCACTTCGTTATTGCTCAAATGCAAATCACCGAGCACTCTTAGTAAGGAGGACTATGCCTGAACTAAGAGACTTAATTCAAAAGTCTCAGTTGTTATATGGTAAGGCATACCCAGGTGCAAAATGGAGAGAACAAGAAAAAGAGTGGCGATTCCCATCAGGGGCAAAGATAGAGTTTGGTTACGCAGAGAATATGACAGACGCTTTGAGATACCAAGGTCAATCATACACATGGATAGGAATAGACGAACTTCCACAATATCCTTCGCCAGATATATATAATTTTTTAAGATCTTCTTTAAGATCCGTTGATAAAGATATACCTGTCTACATGAGAGCTACAGGTAATCCAGGCAATGTGGGATCACAATGGGTTCGAGAAATGTTTGTTGAACCTAGTGAACCAAATACAGCGTTTGATGTAGGGATAGATACACCTGTTGGTAAAAAATATATTACCAGAAGATTTATACCTGCAAAGCTACAAGACAACCCATACTTGATGCAGACTGATGATTATTATGTTATGCTTGCATCTTTACCTGAAGTACAACGTAAACAATTTTTAGATGGAGATTGGGATGCTTACGAAGACTCAGCTTTTCCAGAATTTAGTAAAACGACTCACGTTGTTGAACCTTTTGAAATACCTAGAGGCTGGTATAAGTTTCGTGCTGCAGACTGGGGTTATAGCTCTCCTGCTTGTGTATTATGGTTTGCTGTCGATTATAACAATAATCTCTGGATTTATAGAGAACTATACACAAAAAAAGTCACAGCAGATTACTTCGCAAGACAAGTAATAAGTTTAGAACAAGGTGAGTATATTCACTATGGTGTATTAGATTCTAGTACATGGGCTAAGAGAGGTGATGTTGGTCCAAGTATTGCAGAGACTATGATACAGAATGGTTGTAGATGGAGACCATCAGATAGATCACCTAAGAGTAGAATTAATGGTAAACTTGAAGTACATAAAAGATTTAAAGTTAATAACGAAGAACCAGGTTTAAGAATATTTAAAACTTGTAGAAACTTAATTAGAACTTTAAGTACACTACCAACAGATAATAAAAACCCTGAGGATGTAGATACTAATGCTGAAGATCATGCATATGATGCACTAAGATACGGATGCATGAGTAGACCAACACATCCTAAATATGCAGAAAGGTTTAGAACATTCTTTAGACAGAATGACTTTCATGCAGCAGATAGTAAATTTGGATATTAATGCCACTAAATAAAAAAGGTAAAAAGATTAAAAAAGCTATGGTAAAACAATACGGCAAGAAAAAAGGTAATGCTGTATTTTATGCTATGGAGAACTCTGGTAAAATAAAAGGTGTCAAAAAGAAAACTACCAGAAATAAATAAAAAAATTTTTCCATACGATTTAGTAATCGCTTGGTGGGAAGATATTGTGGCAGATTCGATTTGGGTTGATATACCTGATATAAAAAAATCAACTACAGCTATTTGTTGTACAGTTGGTTGGCTTATGAAACAAGACGATAAGGTTACAATTTTAATGTCTGATTTTAATTTTGAATCAAACAATGAAATAAAACAAGGTGGTGGTCATACAACCATACCTACTAAAAATATATTAAAGATTAAAAAAATAAAAATATAGGAGATTATAATGCAATCAACATTTGATCCAAAAGCTAAAGTTAAACAAGGTCAGTTTAGTGATGCACCTGATGGGAAAAACCCAAACAGGGAACATACTAATATTGACTTTTCTTTACATGCACCAAAAAAGTATCAGGAGTTTGAGTACGATACAACTGTACCAACTAAATCTGGTTCTGAGCATATGGAAGATTCAGTGTTTAAAATGGCTGACGAAAAAGATTATTAATGAGTCTTGGACCCAAGAGCAATTTTATACCTGTTGTCTATGCAGGGACTAAGAAGAAAAAATATAATAAAAAAAGTAATAAGAAAACTAAGAGGAGAAAACCCAAATGATGAAAAGATACATGCACGGAGAGCTTGCACCAGACGCACCAAAAGCACCAAATGAGCCAATGGCAATAGATCCTAATGCAAAAGTAATGCAAGGAGCTACGTCAGGTGATGGTAATGATGCGAAAGGTAAATCAAAATCTAAAGTAGATCCAGCAATCTTTAGAATGGCTGAAGAAAGAGATTACTAATTTAAATGGAAGAAGAGAAGAAAACTAATGGCGGCTACGAAGCCGAAGGGAATCCTTTAGTTGGTATAATCAGAGACAAGTTTCAACAAGCTGAAACATCTAAAATCTATGATGAAAAAAGATGGTTGAAAGCATATAGAAACTATAGAGGATTATATGGACCAGAAACTGCATTCCGTGAAAATGAAAAGTCTAGAGTATTTGTTAAAATAACAAAGACTAAAGTACTTGCTTCATTTGGTCAGATCATTGAAGTTTTATTTTCTCAAGGTAAATTTCCATTAGGTGTATCACCTACATCAGTTCCAGAAGAAGTTGCAGAGAGAGCACACTTAGCTAAACAACAACCAGGTCAGCCTCAACAACCAGAAAGAAGTCCTTATGGTTTTCCTGGAGATGGTATGGAAATACCAGCAGGTGTAACTGCAAATGAATTAATGAAAAATCTAAATGCTGATTATGTTAATTTAGGTTTTACAGATGGTCCAGCGTATGATGGTTCTCCACAAATAGAACCAGCAAGAATGGCTGCAGAACAAATGGAAAAATTAATTCATGATCAGTTAGAAGAAAGTAGAGCCATTACAATTATGCGTCATGTATTTTTTGAAATGTCTTTGATGGGAACTGGTATATTAAAAGGACCATTTACAGATACAAAAGAATATCATCAGTTTAATACAGCAGAAGATGATGAAGGTAATGTAACTAGAGTACATGCTACAAAAACAAAAGCTATACCTTCAATAGAAGCTGTATCATGTTGGGATTTTTATCCTGATCCAAATGCTACAAATATACATGATTGTGATTATGTAATACAAAGACATTCTTATAACAAAGCACAGTTTCAAGATCTAGCAGATAAACCAATGTTTGATAGAGAAGCTGTATTAGAATGTTTAGAGATGGGTCCTAACTATCAAACTAGAGGATTTGAATCTTCATTGTATGATAGAGAAAATATACAAACAATTTATAAAAACAGATTTGAAGTATTAGAATATTGGGGTATAATAGATAAGAAGACTGCTGAAGAATGTGGCTTATCATATACAGGTGATTCAGATGTAATACATATTAATGCATGGATATGTGGTAATAAAGTTTTAAGAATGGTAGAGAATCCATTTACACCAGTTAGAATACCATACTTAGTATGTCCATATGAATTAAACCCTTATCAATTTTTTGGAATAGGTATTCCAGAAAACATGGAAGACTCTCAACAAGTTATGAATGGTCATGCAAGAATGGCTATAGATAACTTAGCACTTGCAGGTAATTTAGTATTTGATGTTGATGAAACAATGCTAGTGCCTGGTCAAGATATGAAAGTATTCCCTGGTAAAATATTTAGAAG